GGACGGTCACGCCCTGCCAAGCCATCACGAAGTCCTTGCCGCGCACCAATCCCTCCTTGGTCGGGTTGCGGCCAGTAGCGTGCGACCGCTTGCCCTTGCGCGTTAGCGGAATGTAGTTGGGGCCGCTGGTCTCAAATCCAAGCTCGTGGAAGATGGCGTGCAGCGGGCCGTAGAGGATGATCGAAACGCCGTTGCCGCCCGTCTGTCCCTTGGCGTTGACTTCCCGCATCATCTGCCCGGTGTCGCGCAGGGGCTTCCCGCCAGCGCGGTAGGACTCGCCCGTCACGAGGTACTCCGTGACCGAAGTGGGCTTCGCCACGGTCTTGCCGTTCTTCATCTTGCGCTGCCGCACCACGACCACCGTTCGCGTGGCCTTGATGGCCGCGGAGTCCTTCGGCTTGGTCGTGGTCCAGTATTCGCCCTTCACCGCTGCCAAGGGCTGCAAGGCCGTTTCCCCGCCGCTCTCGTCCCGGCCACGGCTCGTTGCAATGTGCTGCTTCGCGTAGCGGCCTACGAGGGTGGCAATGCCGTTGACCACCGCAGGGTCGCGCAGCGCCTTGGCAACGCGCTTGCCCCAATCGGATGCCATTAGCCGCCTCGGTAGATGCTGGTGGCGCGAGGACGGAAGAACGCGCTGCTGCTCATGTTGTTGTACCAGGCGAGGTTGTTGATCGGCACAACGGCTACCTCACCCACGCCGGCATCGGCGGCCTTGGCAACCGCTCCGAAGATCATCTTGCCGTCCCGCAGCGCCTCGAGCATGGCGCGGGCCTGGGTCACCCGCGCTTCCACGGCCGGGGTGATCTTCATGGCGCGGCGCTGGAACAGCATCTCGGTCGCCAGGTCAACCGTCAGCATCACGAGGAGGCCATCACTAGCGGCCGCCAGCGTGTTCAGGTCGGTGTCCGTGTAGATGTTCCCCACGCGGGCGTACGCCTGCACCACGCTACTGGCGCGTTGCAGGATGGTGTCCACGAGGCAGTTCGCGCCGGGGTTGTTGCTGCCCGTATCGCTTGAGAGCTGCGCGATGATGTTGGCATCAAGCGATGACTCAAGTTCCGCATAGCCGGCGTACTGTGGCATGGTGTCCCCTTATGCGAACACGGGGGGGCAGGAATCGAAACTCCTGCCCCCCCATGACTGTGGCTAGCAAACGTCAGCTCGTGACATCAGCAACCAGCACGCCGGACACCGGGGCAACCAGTTCCGAGGTGCTGTTGTCGATCACGCGGCCTTCGATGCGACGATCACGCGGATCATCCCAGTTCTCAACCGTCATGTCTTCAAAGGCGAAGATCTGACAGGTGGAGAACGAGGTGGAGCCTTCCACGCCCACCAGGCCACCCGGACGGCTCACGAACACGGCCGAGTTGCCGTAGACGAAGGAGCGGGTGGTGCTGGCAGCACCCTTGCGGGTGGTGACCTTCACGCTGTCATCGACCACGACCTGCACGCCGAACAGGTTCGGCGGGAGGCCGTACTTGGCGAACGTGTCAGCGCCCTGGAGGAAGGGCAGAGCGGCCGGGTAGTTCTTGACGTAGTTCCGAACTTCTTCGGTCTGCGACAGCAGATTGGCAACCGTGGGCGAGATAACGAGCATGATGTCGGTCTCACCACGCACCGCGCCGCCCGTGGCGAGCGAGATGCGCTGGAGAGCCGTCTGAATGCCCTTCTGAATCACGTTGGTGCTGGAGGTGGTCCATGCACCGCCCGAGATCGCCGTTCCGGTCGCGTAGTAGTTGCCCACGTTGGTGAACGCGGTAACCGCCGCGCTGCCCGTCAGGGCGGTCGCGGTACGCATGGAGCGAGCCGTCATGGCGAGCTGCGCCTTCGCACGAGCGTGCTGGGCAACAACGTCCCACGCGGCCTGCTTCACGGTCTCGTTCGGGATGTAGAACGGGTAGGCGTAGCGGGCAGCGGTGAACGACACGAAGTCGTGCTGGTTCATCTTGCCGACCGGGCGGTCGTTGCCCAGGGGCCAAGCGAACTCGTTCACATCAGTCACGCGGACGTTGTCGTCCGAGTCAAGACGGAGGTAGTAGCCCGTCATCTGCTGGGTGGGAACGATCTGCGCGTACTTCGTGATGGGAAAGGTGTTCACCGCACGGGTGAATTCAACCTGGAGAGCGCCCGTTGCGAGGGCATTGGTGGAGGGGACGAACGTATTCAGTCCGCCACCGACGGTCACATAACTCATGGTAAGACCTCCTTAAGGTCAGGGAATCAGAGCGCCTTGGTGGCGGGAAGACGGTAAGCCCAAAAGATGGTGTCCACGGCTGCGGCTTCAAGAGCCACAAACAGGGGAACATCGCCCGACACAGCCGTGCCAAGCGCCGCACCAGCGGTCGTTGCCTTGAGAGCCTGACCAGCGGTGATGGCCGTGGAGCCGTTGCACTTGAGCTGCACGCAGTTGGACGGCTGGAGGCTGATCGGGTCGCCCGAAGCCGCGTGGAGCGCGGAGTCGAAACGCTTGGTCGAACCGTCAGCAACGCCGACAACGTAGTCAGCAGCAGCGGTGGAAGCAAGGCCCGTGAATGCCGTGGTGGACATCTTCACGATGGCGTAGGGGTTGATGTCGCCGCCTGCGATGAGATTGGGGGAGAACTGAAGCATTTCTGTAGTGTCCTTCTGCGATTAACGCTTGATGCGGGAGTTGATGGCCTTGGCGAACTCTTCCGGCTTGCCGGCGAATTCCTTGACCAACGAGGAGATGTCGCCACCGCTGACGGTCTTCGGCATGGCCGCACGGCTCATGTCGATCTTCGCACCGATGGGATCACGGGAGAACAGGGAGCGCCACGACTCAAGCAGGGCAACCGGATCGCGGCTGGCCTGGAGCTGGGTCATGAGGTTGTCGCGCTGCGACTCGGGGATGCGGTAGCCGTCCTGCTCGAGGATGTCGATCTCGCGGGAGAACTTCTCGCGGCGGATCTCGGCCTCAAGGCGCTCCATGCGGGACTTCAGGCGGGCGTTCTCCGAACGCAGCGAGTAGGTCGAACGGGCAGCGACCACGGGCATGGCCTCTTCTTCTTCCTCTTCCTCGGGAGCCTCAACGTCATGGCTGCCGATGTCGATGTGAACGCCTTCGTCGCCTTCATTGGCCTGGAATTCCATGTCTTCCATGGTCTCGGCGGACATCTCGTCCTTCTCGTCCTCGGACTCGTCCTCACCGAACTTCTTCTTCATCATGTCAGCGAGTTCGCCGATGGCGCACTTCATCGCCTCAAGCTCTTCGCGGTAATCGTTGGATGCCATTGAGGCTTCCTCCTTGGTGGTCGCCGGGACAAAGGTGTTGAGTCCGCCTCCGACCCCGGCGAGGTCGAAGTTTGACTTGGAACAAGTGATCTTCTTTCCCTCGCGGGCGAAGTGGGTATCGGGCAACGGCCGGCGCGGGGTTTCGCGGCCCAGCAGGGCCACTTCCGACAGGTGGTTCGATTCAGCCCAAATCTCTGCCGACCGACGCGGGAATGCGTTGGTTGCAATGAGGCTGTCGAAGATGGGCTTGTTCACCTCCATGTCTCCCACAATGTAACCGATGCCATTGCGTTCTTCGTAATTGATCGAAGGAATTCTGCCCACGGCGCTCTTCGGCTCGTCCCCGTTCTTCTCGTGCATGACCACGACCTGGGGGAAGGAGCCACGCGCCATGTGGGCGCGGGTGGCGCGGACGATGGACTTCAGGCGCTCGTTGTTGAACCGCTTCAGCTCCGGGTCGGCCTCGCCATCGTCAATGGCCGGGTCGAACGCCATAAACAACTCCACGCGCTCAATCTTGATCTTCTCGCCGTCATCCTTCACGCTGTGCGATGCCTTGCTATTCACGGTCTTGTCCTCCTTGCGGTCAAGTTCCTTGCTCTTGCGGTCGGCCCACGCCTTGCCAGCATCGCCCCCCCACAGAAGCCACGCGATATACCCGGCCGAATCCTTGCCCCAGCCCTCGCCCTTCTTGTCCACCTCGTGGCGGGCGAAGTAGGAGTGCATCCGGCGCACCGTATCCGGGGACAGGTTCTTGCGGTTCTTGATGTCCCGCGCTCGAGCCACGCCTACCTCCGTGCCACCGCGGCCGTGCTTCTCGCGCAGCGCCAGCCCACGCTCGGCGTTGGCGGCCATCTCTTCGGTTGGCTTGAGGTCGATTTCCATTAGATGAACACCCGGTACGGGACGGACGGCTCGGGCGTAAAGGTCGGCAGAGCCTCCACCTGTTCCTCGGTCAGCTCAATGGTCGCCCGGATGTTCGCGTGGTAGCGGGGGTCGCCAGGGCGCACGATCACGCCTTCCTCGTCCACGACCGCCGGGATCGGCCCGATGCGGTCGACATAGCAGCCGGGGACGGGCATGAGCGCGATCTCGCCCTCGCCCTGATCGACCTCGACCAGCAGTCCTGCGGCTTCCAGCGCATCGTCCATCTGCGCCTCGGTGTCGGTGCGGAGCATGTAGTCGGTCATAGGGTGGTCAGGGAGTTAAGGGTTGCTTGCGGGAGAGCCGTGGGCCAGAACTTGAATGACTGAAAATGCTGTCTGCCGGTCAAACCGCCGAAAGGACTTCCCGCATCATTTCCAAAGCCGATAATGGTTTGGTTGAATGATGTGATTGCTTGCGTATTGCTATTTGCAGTCGCGCCATTGCTGGAAACCAGTTGCGATCCGTTCGTTACGCTGATCGCAAACTTTCGCGCAACGCCATAGGTCAACGAGTTGGGGCCGAACGACTCGGTGGCAGTCGTGCCATTACTTGTGCGATGAGCCGTGTTGTATGTGCCGTCGTTGTAATAGTACGAACGCGATCCCGAATCGCTTGGCCCTCTGATGCAGACCATTGGAGGGAATGAACCAGACTGACGGCTCTGCGGACTGCACGACCACAACATCGAATAGCCAGTCGTGATGCCAGTAAACCACGACGAGAAGTTTGTCCCGGTCATGCTGCACTCGTCCGCATTCCTCGTCCCCGTGCTTGCCCCGGTCGGGATGTATGACGATGCGCCGGAGCCAGCTTCTATTTGGCATCCATAAACAAGAACATCGGCGGTCTCATCGTTGCCGATGATGTTGTCCCAAAGCATGATTTGCGCGTTTGCGTCTGTACCAGACAGCGTGTAGGTGTATTGAAAACGCTTCCATGTCGTAGTAACGACGCAGTTAAATCCGGCAGGATCGGCACCGATGCGAAGTCCAACATTCTGCGTAGCCGCACCACCGCTCGCGGTGTTTGCCTTCATCCACACCGACATGGTGTACGGTTGTGACGCGGAACCTACTGCCGAATTCCTAATGCGACTAAATGTGCCGCCCGTCTTGTTGAAGGTAATACGAGTAACCGTTGATGCACCATCCGGGCCAGTCTGCGAAACAGTAGAGACTGCTGGATTTGCCGCGCCGCTGTTGTCAAGCAACCAAACCGCATTGGAAAAATCGTTGCTATATGTCAGCAGGCTGCTTGCACTCCCCTCAATCAGCAGCCCACGAGGCGTGGGTGGCGTAGTGGTGGGGTCGTAGTCGAAGCGGGGGGTGTTGATTGCCGCGCTGGTGACGTAGCCGCTGCTGTTGATGTACGTTCCGGTAGTGCTGCGCGTGAACGTCAGGCGCGAGTCAAGGACACCCGTGGTGAAATCAAGCGACAGCGTGGAACCATCGCCGGCACGAGTCATCAGCTTGCTCGCAACGGACGAGCCGCTGATCCGTGACATCCTTGGGCGGTTGGCGCGGTTCATCAGAGGGTGGACCAGAACGCGCCCATGTCGGGCGTGCCGCTGGACTTGAACTGGGCGGTGACGTACTGCGCGCCCGCCAGGTCGATCATGGCGTAGGCAGGTTCCACGTTGGCCGTTGCGGCCGTGGCCGGGGAATACAGGTTGCCTGACGGGGTTCCCGCGACCTGCGTGATGCCGCTGAAGGTACGGTGATTGGCCGTCCCGTCGATGGTGTAGTTCGGGACCGTGCCGCTCGTAAAGGTCAGCGTCAAATCAGCCACAACGGTCGGAACGTACCAAAAGGAAGAAACATTCGACCGCGTGTAGGTCAGCCCGGTCGGAGTACCAGCGGTCGTTGTGATCGCCGTACCACCTGAGGTTGCCGAGAGCTGGAACGTGCTTGATCCGTTCGTGGCGATGATGTAGTAAGTGGTCGGGTTTGAATACGCCGGAAGGGTGATTGATCCAGTACCGCCAAATGTTCCGGCAATGGTCAGCGCCTGCCCGACCGCCAGGGTTGGGTTGGCATTACAGGTAAAGTTGCCGGCTGTATCCGCAATGGTCACGCCCGTGAGCGTGCCGCTGGTGTCCAGGTACTTGCGCCAACCAAGGAGCCGCATACCGATGGCGGTCTGCGCGGTGGTTGCCGACACCATGAACGGCATGACGTAGAGCAGCGAGGGGTTCTGCCCGTTGACCGATGCCGAGGTGTAGTCGAACAGCAGCCCGGTGGTGGGCGGGGTCTGAACGAGGGTCGCCCCGCCAGCGGTGTAGGTGGCCGGAACGGACGCGGCCGTCACCTTGCGGAAGTTGTTCTGTGCGGTGGTGATGTCCATATCAGAGTTCTCCTCGGCGCTTCATGTCGAGCGCAATGGCAACCGCCTGGTCCTGCGGCTTGCCTTCCTTGATGAGTGTGCGGATCTTGTCGCTGACGGCCTTGTCGGCCTTCTCCATAAGCTTGAGGCCGGCCTTGTCCTGCTCGGTATCATCGATCTCGGGCTTGGCGGCGGTGGCCTTCGCGCCGGGGCGGGAAGCGGTAATACGCGCCGAATTCATCTTTTGTACTTCCGATGCCTTGCGCTTGATCGCGTCAAACTTTGCAGCCAAGATTGCAGTCTTGCGAACTATGTCTTGACTCTTGTCTGCATCTGCCTTCATGTCGTCAAAAGACTGTCCGTATTCCATACCAAGACCGCTTGCGTCCATAGAAACGTTGTCCATGTCACGCAGAAGCGAATTGAGTTCTTTGATCAACGCAGCAAACTGATTTGCCTTGTCATTCTTCTTTTGCTTCTTTGCAGCAGACTGCTTGTCTTTGAGATTCCACTCAAAGTCGCTTGCGAGACCTTGAAGGCGTTCGGCCGCCTTGAATGCTTTGCTGATCTGCTTCTTGTATTCCGTATAAAGTTGACGGCTCTGTGAAACAAATTCGGTCTTTTCACCCAGGCGCGAGAACGTTCCCGACTTTTCCACCTTTTGTGCGTTGCGGCGAATCATGTCCGCCTTTTGGTTCAATGGCACAAGCTTGCGAAGTAGGTCTTGAGCCTTGGCTACTTCTGCGCGCAGCTCTTCAGTCGTCTTGATTCGTCCCTTGTATTGACCAAGTTGACTCGCCTCAACGGCAAGATCGTTGATTTTATCTGCCAACCAATAGGCTTCAACCTTCAAAGCCTTGAATTGGTTTCCCTTTTCATTCTTTCGGTTGTCGTCT